GCGACACCGGTGGCGTTCAGGTCCAAGCCGTCGATGATCGTGTCCCCGGTGGACGTGGCGTCGGCTACCACGTCCACGTCCACGTCCAAAACCGAGCTGGCGGTGCCCCCGGCGGTGGTGATGTCACGATCACGTTGGTGACGACGCAATCAACGCCCTCAGGGTTCTGGACGGCGAAGGCGAAGGCGTTGGCATTGCCCGACGCCAGGTTTTGAACGATGTACCGCTTCATTAGATAGGCGATTCCCGACTGATCCGGTGGAAGCATGTTCTTGACCGCTTCGGCGGTGGGGTCTGCCCGGCTGATGGTTGTCATGGATCCTCCTTAGTTCCGCTCTTAACAGAGCGTTTCATTTAGATTGAACTAGAGTCTGATATTTAGACGCCGGTGATGTTGTACTGCAGAGCCGTATGGGTTGCGGTGGATCTGGTCCCGCTGCGTTCTTGCAAGGCGATACGGAAGCTGACAACCATGATGTTCTGCCGCTTTTGGGCATCGCGAACCGTTTCGATAGCCAGTTCCCTCTTGAAGCCGACACGCCATTGGCTGCGGTTGACGATAAGCAGCCTTCCGGTGTCGGTACCGTTACCTGCATCGGTGACTTTTCCGTCGGTGTCGGCCAACGCCATCTGTTCCGACACGATGACGGGAATACCTTCCACAGATCCCAGTTGACCGGTCAGCACAGTGGCTTGCGGGCCGAATTTGTCCAAGGTTCGGAAGTTGTCCACGCTGAGGGACCGGATAAAGGTGTTAATATCGCAGACATACACCAACTCCGAAGGACGGACCCCATACTTTCCTAGCTTGGCCCGGACCTCGTTGAACATGTCGTCGGAGACTGCGGCGTTGTGGTCGTTGGCCTGGCTGGTGTTGTCGACCAAAGGCAGGTGTAGCAGACCGTCGAAGCCCACCAACCAATGGCCTTTGCCGGCGTCGGTGGTCGTGATGGTGGTTCCGTCGGAGTTGATGTTGTTGGTCGTGGTGGTATCGGCGTTGAGCAGAACGTCGTCAATGACTTCCCGGGCGTTCCGCAGCAGGACTCGCCGCAGCTCCTCCATCATGGCGATGACGGCATCTTCGTCCAGGTCGTAGGACCAGGGGACCTCGGCTACCAGTTCGTAAGCGGTCAGAGTTTGGCGGGCGGTGGCCAAGTCCGTGCTCTTGGTGGCCACGTTCTCCGTGCCGGGAAACCAGTTAACCGCGCCCAACTGGAGGGGGATCTGGAACGGGTTACTGGGCATCTGAATGGTGTTGAACAACGGGGCCACGGCGGTTTCCAGATTGACGTCGTCCCACAGTGCCCGTGCTTCCTGGGTACCTACCAGTTCGTCACCGCTCCCCGACGAGGTGGAGTCCATGGCCGCTTTTATGTTGGTTTGCCAGTCCTCCAACATGCGAGGGTTCAGGCCGGAGGGTTCTCTTAGCTGGGCTTTGAGCAGGCTGCGCACGCAGGCCATGTCCAAGTGGTCCAGGCCGGTATACTTGCCGTAGGGCACCCGTGCCCGGTCACCGCCGGCGAACTTGGATAGGATGGCGCGCTTTTCCCCTTCACGCCACATATCTTGTACCCGGGCAAGTTGGGCGCCAACCCGTTCCACTTCCTCTTTTATAGGCGGAATTTCCGCGTCCATTCGGGACTGGTAATACTCCCTTATCGAAGCCACTTCCCGTTTAATCAGGTCTAGGTATTGAGTCGCGATGGTCATATTAACCTCCAAGAATGATGGTTTTTTGCCTTGGCGCCGGGTCCCAGGACCGAACCCGGAATTTCGTAGCGTTGGTTTTCTAGGCGCGGGCTTGCCGAATCAGCGATAGCACCTGGTCCAGTGGCCCCATAGCTGCCTCCGGGTCGCCAAACTGGTCCGCTTCCTCCAGCATCTGTGCTAACTCTCCGATCAATTTGCTAATGTCGTCCACTCGGGCGGCCAACTCTGGCCAGATCCCCTCATGCACACAAACAGCGGCCCGATTTATGTTGCCTGATGGGGCCTCGGCTGCATTTCCAATGGCGTCGACCAGGCGCAAGTACTCACCCACCACCGGAGCTTGGTCCAGAGCACCTCGTAGGGCGTTCCGATTTGCCGGAACCGGAACCGCGCTGGTCTCCAGCAGTTCCTGCTCTAGGAAACGTATCCCCAGAAAAGCTCGGGTCTTCTCATCCCGCCGTTCCTCATAACGAAGGGGCTTGAATCCCAGCGACACACCCTTTTGATATCCGGTGCGGTACAGCATGGCGACTTCCTGGGCGAACTCGGTGGGAGCAAAATTTTTCTTGGCCAGAAGTCTGTGAGGCTCTTGCCACACCTCGACAGCGCGGCCGATCACCGGGCGGGCGTAGTCGTGAGCCCACAAAAACACTGGGTTGTCCCGATAGGCGTCCAGGCGTCATCCTTGCGCCATTATTACGTCGCCATGGCGGTCAATCTCGTCGGTGGAGATGACGAAAGGCATCGGCAGGCCGTCTTCGTTCTCGCTGATGCCCGCCTGGCTTTCCGTCCATTTATGTAAGAGTGGGGCGTCGCTCAGGCCTCTCTGGTAAGCGTCCAACGCCTCCAGCAGCCTCTCTCGTTCCCACAGCCCCAAGCCTGTCCTCGTCAATGTTTCACCTCCGCTGATTTGGGATGCGCAGCCAGGCCAGCGAAGAAAGGGACAGATCCACGTCGGGGTCTGTCCCTTTCGAAAAATATGGCCCGTTGGCCTGGCTGCCAACCCGGTTAACTTGTTGATATCGAGATTAGACAGGGGGATTCCAGGCTGTCAACACAACAGTGACACTGACCGAAATTTGAACTACCGGCCAGTGGCAGCAATCACATGAGGGCGGTACTCGAATATCAGAATTTCTGATCGAACACCAGCCGAATCTACGTTAATCGGGTGTTACAGTCGTTGACTCATATCTACCCTTGTGATAGCCTTGGTTAGCCAATCCTACAGCGTGATTCGCTACTTGGTTCAATAACAAGGAGCGTGAAATTAATGGAAGTCACCACACTAGCCATAGAGAAACTCAAGGAAGTCATGTCAGAACAAGGGGAAACCGATAGCTCCCTGCGAGTTATCGCAATGCCAGCCGAATCCGGTGGTGTTCAGTACATGTTGACCATGGAAAAAGAGACCCAGGCCGACGATACGGTCCTAACTCTGGACGGTGTCAACCTGTTGATGGACGCTGACAGCGTTCCATTTCTTGAGGAAGCTACGATAGATTTTGTGGAGAACTTCGGTGGACAGGTTGGGTTCGTAATCAACAACCCGATGTTTGCCAGCGCCGGTGGTTGTGGTAGTGGCAGTTGTGGCTGTGGCAGTGGCGGCGGTGGTTGTGGCTGCGGTAGCGGCGATAGCGGCGGTTGCGGCGGACATTAGTCCCCCAAAAATGAACTAAGATAAGATTTAGAACCGCCCCGAAGCATCGGGGCGGTTCTTTTTTTGTCTACGCAACCTCATAGCCAATCGAGGGCAGCACGTCCTATCTAAGGATCAGCCGAATGATTCCTTGGCTGACTGCCTGCCGGACCCAAAGGATAATCCTGTTTGAATTTCGCCTGGATATTTCCGCTCTATCCGGTTCGAGATTCGACCATAATCACCAGGAGGCAATCGATGGCCCAGTCACCACACAGTGTAAATTTTGAGTCCCATAGGCCGGTGGTCATGGGGCGCAACGGCATGGTTTCTTCTGGGCATCCACTAGCCTCGCAGGCGGGAATCTCCATATTGCAACAAGGAGGCAACGCCGTGGACGCCGCCATCGCCACCGCCGCGGCGCTGAACGTGGTGGAACCGCTGATGTCGGGTATCGGCGGCGACGGGTTCATCATGGTCCACTGGAAAGAATCGGACCGCATCGAGATCTGCAACGGAACCGGAGCGGCCCCCTACGCCGCAACCCGTGAGCGTTACTTGCCTCAGGGAATCCCGACAAAGGGCATCCTTTCCGTATCCGTGCCCGGCTTGCTTGATAGTTGGCTGGCGTCCCACGAGAAATACGGCGTTCTCTCGTTGGGCCAAGTCTTGGCCCCCGCGATAGATCTGGCGGCCAACGGCTTTCCCACCAGCCGCGTGTTATCCAACGCCATCGCCGCCGACTCTTTGTTGTGCCAGTTCCCCACCTCCCAAGCCGTGTTCACCAAAGACGGACGGCCCCTACGTCCAGGGGAGATACTTTACCAGCAAAACCTCGCCCGAACTTTCCAAGCCGTGGCCGACGGCGGTAGGGAAGTCTTCTATGAAGGAGCCATCGCGCAGGCTATCGTAGCATTCAGCCAGGATCAGGGCGGAATTTTGACCATGAAAGATATGGCCGATTGCCACAGCCGCTGGCAGGAGGCGATCTCCACCACCTACCGGGGTCACGTCATTTACGAAGCGCCGCCCAACTCCAGCGGCCACATACTT